TGGACAGCCACAGAAGTATATGTCTGGCGTTAAAAAGAAAGATAAGAAATCACGTGACTCTCACTTCGAACGTGGTGCTAAGTTAGACGATGATGATCCTAAAGCATATAAACCTGCTCCAGGAGATAAAGACGCTAAGACTACGCCAAGCCAATACACTAATAAGTACAAGAAGATGTTTGGCGAAGATGTATCACAAAAGCAACTAAATGACCTAGAAAAGTTTGGGGATAGGTTGCTAAAGAAACTAAATATCGATATCGAGTTTACAAGACACTTTGCGGATCGTATGAATGATGACCGCAATAAGCCAGCTATCTCTGTAGCAGAGATACAAAAGCTATTTAAGAAAATTAAGAAGAATAAAGGTAAGCAGATCAAACAACATGGCGATACAGAAGCTGTGTTAAAAGACTTACAATCAGATCTTAATTTGCCAGTTGTAGTTAATTACGACAAAAAGAAAGACGAGTTTGAAGTTGTAAATAAAACTATTATGCGCAAGAAGAACTTTAAGACTTCTAGCCCAGTTTTATCTTATGAGAACTATGAGTCGTCGTTTGAAGGTGTTTTAGTTGAAGATACTAAGAAAGCACTGAAGAACAAGTCCGAAAAGACTGGCGTAGCGTATGGGATATTAAAGAAAGTGTATGACCGTGGTGTAGCTGCATGGCGTACTGGTCATAGACCTGGAACTACTCCTCAGCAATGGGGTCTAGCACGTGTTAACTCTTTTGTTACTGGCGGTAAAACCCAGAAAACTACTGATGCTGATCTATGGAGAAAGCATAAAGGTATCAAGGAAGAACTTGAAGTTTCAGATGGGTTAGGTGCATGGATTGATGACTTTATGAAATCAAATGCTCCTCAGTTTGTAGGTAAGTCCGACAAGAAGAAAAAGAAAATGGCGATTGCTGCATTCGTCGATGCTGGCGGTAAAATGTAATGATGTCATTCAAACAATTTGACGAAGCAACTATCAAGTGGGTAAAGAAACCTGATGGTCGTCAAGGGAATAAGAAAGTTTACAGTCATGTTTCTTCTGATGGAAACTGGGAAATAAAACTTTCGGGTATGGACTCGTTAAGAAAGAATAAAGACGGAAGTCAAAAGGTAATACCCACATTGTTTGATAAGACAAAGAATAAAGTAAAGCACCCTGTGACAGGTTATAAGAATGTCGGGGATGCTAAGAAAGATGCTCAAAGATGGGCTGATAGACATTTTTAGGTTTGGGGAAACTAAATGCAAGTTTTAAATAAAGAAGCAGCAAACGATTCTTATATCCAAGAAAGAAAACAGGATGTGAAGGATATGACTATGTCTGCTATTATAAAACTCATTAAATCCAAGACAGTTGGTAAGCGTAGATATGAATATGCTGCTGACCTGACTAATCAGATTATCGCTCGTAAAAAGAAAGAAGGTGGCGGTAAACTAAAACACAGCGTTACATGGTATGCAAACAAAGTTGCTGGGCAAGTTCCAGGAGTTGACACTAAGACTTTGATGCGTATGATTGACGACGAATAAGGTACATGTAATGGTAAACAATTTCTCACAATGGATCGACGCTAAATGCGAAGAATGCGACCTATACGAAGATATAGAAATAACCGAATCCGAGTATCAGGGGCGCAAGGTTAAGCTGAATAATCCATTTAGAACACCAAATGAATCCAAGAAATTTGCCGTTTATGTAAAGAATGAGAAAGGTACTGTAGTAATAGTTCGATTTGGCGACCCCGATATGGAAATTAAAAGGGACGATCCTAAACGTCGTGCATCATTTCGTGCAAGACATAACTGCGCAGATCCAGGTCCAAAATGGAAAGCAAGATACTGGTCTTGTTTCCAATGGAGAGCCAACGCAAAGGTAGATGACTAAATGCCCACTTCAGAAGATAATTTAGAAAAAAGATTTGATAGAATAGAAGAAAAGATAGATAAACTATCTGAAGCTATGGTATCGTTGGCTCGAACAGAGGAAAAGATCCTTTCTATGGAAGACAGTAATAGGAATTACTATAACCGTATGAACAGATTCTCAGAGAAACTCGATAGAATAGAAAAGAAAGTAGATGACAATGAAAGAACAGTCAATGTCATCGCTAGGGTCTTTTGGATCCTATTAACAACAACATCCGCAGCATTAGTTGCTGGATACTTTAATCTTATAGGACTATAAAAATGACCACTGACCTAGATATAACCAAAGCAATCGCTTCTGCTTACAAGACTATGTATGAGCCTAAAGAAGAAGTTGTTGTAGAAGAAACCCCCTCCCCAGAACCTGCTGCTGAACAAGAAGAAGTTGTTCAAGAAGCAAAGGCAAAACTTGACCCAGTCGGCAAAGAAGATGATGATGTCGATAACGACGGTGATACTGATGCTGCAGACAAATATCTTAAGAAACGTCGCCAAGCTATTAGCAAGGCAGTAAAGAAAGAAAAGACAGAAAAGACTCAGAAAGAAGATATTGATCTGACGGACGCAGTAAACCGAGTCATCACTGGTCAAGATGAAACTCTAGAAGTTGAAGCTGCATCTCAGAACGAAGTTATCGAGCAAGGTAAAGATTCTGTTTGTGAAGAGAAATACCTTGATCAAAAAGGTAAAGGCGAATCTGATGATGGCTATCATGATGCTGGTATGTTCTCTAAAGCAAAAGCGAGCCAGCTTGCAAAAAAGCATAAAGGCAGTAAGGTTGTCAAAGATGCTAGTGGTAAATATGTTGTAAGGTTGAAAGAAGATTTAAATGAAGATTACTACGCTGTTCAATATTATAACAAAAAGGGTAAGCCAGAAGAATCCCCCGCTACATTCAAAGACGAGCGATCTGCCAAAAAATATCATGCAAAAGCGATGAAAGCTGTTAAAGATGGATCTTACAAAATGTTTAAAGTTAAGGGTAGAATGGAATCGACCAAGAACGAGGGTAATGCATTCACCAAAGCACTTGCTGCTGCTAAATTGAATGGCGATGACGAGTTTATCGTTTCAGGCAAGAAGTATCGAGTTGAAGACTATGAAGGTATCAATGAAGCTGCAATCAAGAAAGTTCGTGGTAAAGACGGCAAGTTTTATGATCTTGAGTTAGGATTAAAAGGTCGTAAAGTAAACGTAAGAACTAAGAATCAGTTTGGCGATATCGAGACTATTTCTATAAAGCAAGCTGCAAAGTTGTTTGAGTTAGCAGTAATCGACGCACTAGCTGAGAGCGATTTCGAGCCTCATATGATGTACGATCCTAAGACTGGTAAAGGCTACAAAGCAGAAAAGCCAGAAGATCATGAGCGTATGAAGAAACTTGGTTATACCCATGAGAAGCCAGAAAAGGTTGACGAGGTAGAACAACCACGTGCTAAAGGCGAAAAGGATTTTAAAGACGCACATAAGGTTAAGAGAACAGCCGAAGGGGAGTAATTTAACCCCGATAAATACTCTTTGTAGTTGTTGATTTTTTAGCATAATAAGAGTATAATTAATGAAAATATTTGAAGATATAACTGAAGAGAACTTTGATCTATTTGCGGCACATTATTACGATAACCCGCAGTGCGAAAACGCAGCCGAGTTCTATGATGATCTGAAAAGGTTTAAGTATCTAAAGAGATTATTTAACAGATACTTAAACTATGGCGATCTACAAGAAAGGTTGATATTGAATCATCTTATTGTCTTGTATAACGTATTTGGTATTACGCCAGCGAATCAGATGATGTTTCATAAGATGGAAGTAGAATATTGGAGCACACTCAAGACTTTCTTGGTGTACCTAAACTACATCCCTCTTGAGGACAAAGTCGATATTCCGCTAGACCAGGAAATAGTAGAGAAACTGAGAAAACTATGAGTGTATCAAGAGCAGCAGATTTATTCTATACGTTTAAATTTATCCGCACATTAACTAAAAAGTGGGTAGATATGGAAGCGCATGCGCTAGGCATTATCGACGAAAACGGTAAGGTCTTGCGCAAAGCAACAACGTTAAAGACTCCAGAGGAGAAGGCTGCATATACTACATTTCATCGTTTGGTGTTTAACCTTAAACGCATACTAGAAAAATTACCTTTTGGTAAAACAGCATTTGCTTCATATGCTGCAGCATTATTCTTGATTAAAGAAGAAACTGAAATGGATGAGGCACAACTACAAGATATGATGGATTCTTTATTTGACCAATTAGAGGTAGATAAACCTGACCTACAGGAAAGTGTATCTGCTGATATAACTCCTGGGGTACATCGCTTGAAAGATGCAGTGCTAATCCCTGCTACCTTTGAAGATGCTCCTGCAGGTGCTAAAGTTACCATAGCTGCGAATGCTGAACCAGTTGGTTCTGTTATGAACGTTCCAATTTACGAAGCAACTCTTGGTAAAAGTACAACAACAATATATGTGACAAAGGAGAACTTAAAGTAATGAAAGAAACTACTGTATCTGGAGACGTAGCAGTAAAAGATGCTCCTTTATTCACTAAGAAAAAACAGAAGTATAAAATGTTTGAAGTTCCTGCCGAGGTCTTCCGTAAGTTTGACACAGGCAGAAACAAATTCGAGCGTTGGTCTAAGTATCTAGACTTGGCTGACGAAAATCAAAAAACTATATATGACTATGCAACTCGTAACACTCAATCAGTAGTGGTACTTCGTGATTCAACTACTGGTGCAATGCGTGCTATTCGTCGCAGGTCTGCTAACGGATTATAATATGTTTGGTGCAAGTGGTACAATAAAAGCTGTAACATCGCTTGTTATTGTTTTGGTTATAGGGTTTGGACTTTGGTATGTAACTAATCTAAAAGCTAACTTGGCTATCTCTCAGGCAAATGAGCAGAAGTTGAAGGATGCTGCCGAAGTACAATCTCAATATATCGAAACTCTAAAACAAGACTTTGAACAAATACAGTCTATCAATCAAGATATCGTAGAGAATAACGCAAAACTCGATAAGCAAATGAAAGAATTGAAGACTAAGTTTAATCAATCTAAGAATGGCAACCCAAGAGACTTTGGTGTTTTGGCTATTGCTAAACCTAGACCGATAGAACGAATTATTAATAGAGCAAGCAACAATGTGAACCGTTGTTTTGAAATAGTAAGCGGATCTCCTTTAACAGAAAAAGAGATTAACGCTAAATTGAAAAGTGAGTCAAATAATGAATGTCCGTCAATCGCTAATCCTAATTATACCCCTGTTACTCCTTAATGGGTGTTCCATCCTTAATCTGGGTGGTAAGAAAGTAGATCCTCTTGAAGTTGTTACACGAGCGGAAGATAAACCGCCACTCAACTTACAATTCCCTTCCACGCTTGAGCCAATGCCAGTCAAGTTTTATGTCGTAACCCAAGACAATGTAGATTCTGTCTGGGAAAAATTATCTAAAGATAAAGTCGACCTCGTTTTATTTGGGGTCTCAGATGATGGGTACGAAAAGCTGGCAGTCAACCTTTTAGAACTCCGAAACTATATAGATAAACAGCGCACGATAATAATCAAGTACAAAGAATATTACGAACCACAAGAAGAAAAATAGTCAATATTTCCCTTTACTTGATTGCCTTTTTATAGTATAATATGCCTATATTACACCAGCGGAGTATTAAATGAAATCCATCAACGTTATTAAAAGAGACGGTCGTAAAGAGTTATTCGACTTAGATAAAGTCCACAAAGTTCTAGATTGGGCGACCCATGATATAACTGGCGTCTCTATTTCCGAAATAGAATTAAAATCCAATATACAATTATATGATGGTATCGAAGCAGATAAGATCCACGAGTTATTGATCAAGTCAGCGTCAGACCTTATATCAGAACATACTCCAAACTATCAATTTGTTGCCGCAAGACTCGTAAACTACAAACTCCGCAAAGAAGTTTACGGACAATATGAGCCACTATCCCTTGCTGAAGTAATTATCAACAACGTATCCGAGAATGTTTATGATGGCGGTATCATGGAGAAGTATGACCGTGATGAGATCGATCAACTAGATGGTTACGTTAAACACGATCGTGATGATAAGTTTACCTATGTTGCTATGGAGCAGTTCCGTGGAAAGTATCTAGTACAAGATAGATCTACTGGTAAGATATATGAAACTCCGCAGATTGCATACATGATGATTGGTGCGACTCTATTTTCTGAATACCCACAAGAGACTCGTATCCGCTATGTAAAAGAGTTCTATGATGCGGTATCTAATTTCTATATTTCCCTACCCACTCCTATCATGGCTGGTGTTCGTACTCCTACTCGTCAGTTCTCTAGTTGTGTATTAATCGAAAGTGGCGATACTCTAGACTCTATCAATTCTACTTCTTCTGCTGTTGTACGTTATATCTCTAAGAAAGCAGGTATCGGTATTAGTGCTGGTGCCATTAGAGCAGAGGGATCTAAGGTCGGAGACGGATCTGTTGTTCATACTGGTGTAATCCCTTTCCTCAAATACTTCCAAGCTGCAGTTAAGTCTTGTTCTCAGGGTGGTGTCCGTGGGGGTGCGGCAACTGTCTATCTACCTGCTTGGCACTTAGAGTTCGAGAACCTAGTTGTACTCAAGAACAATAAAGGTACTGAAGAGAATCGTGTACGTCATATGGATTATGCATTCCAGTTTAATAAACTAATGTATGAGCGTTTATTGACTGGCGGTAATATTACTCTGTTCAGCCCAAATGAAGTTCCTGGATTGCTAGAAGCATTCTATGCCGATCAAGACGAGTTCCGTAAGTTATACGAGAAGTATGAGCGATCTACTTCTATTCGAAAGAAAACCATCAAAGCGATAGACCTATTCACGCAATATCTACAAGAGCGTAAAGACACTGGTCGTATCTACCTGATGAACGTAGACCACGCTAACGATCATGGTGCGTTTGATCCAAAACTTGCCCCTATCAAACAGTCTAACCTCTGCTGCGAAATCAATCTACCTACTCAGCCATTACAAGACATAAATGGCGAAGAAGGAGAGATTAGTCTTTGTACTCTATCCGCAATCAACTGGGGTCTTATCGATAAGCCATCAGACTTCGAGAAGTATTGTTCCCTTGCAGTGCGAGCATTGGATGCCCTGCTAGACTATCAGGCATATCCTGTAAGAGCAGCAGAGAAGTCGACTATGAACCGTAGACCTCTGGGCGTTGGCATCATCAACCTTGCGTACTTCCTAGCCAAACGTGGTCTAAAGTATAACGATGATGCTCTGGCAACGATTGATGAATATACCGAAGCATGGTCTTATCACCTTATTAAAGCATCTGCCGACCTAGCAGTCGAAAAAGGTTCTATTGAAAATGTTTGCGATACTAAATATGCTTGGGGAATAACTCCAAATCAAACGTACAAGAAAGATGTAGATGACCTTGTACCTCACGCTGAGAGAATGGATTGGGAAGGATTACGTGAGCAGTTGAAAGAAACTGGTATCCGTAACTCAACTCTTATGGCTCTCATGCCTGCAGAAACTTCTGCGCAAATAAGTAACTCCACGAATGGTATTGAACCACCTCGTGCTTTGGTATCATACAAACAATCAAAAGATGGTGTAATGGCGCAGGTAGTTCCTGGGTTTCATCACCTTAAAAATAAATACGACTTACTCTGGGATCAACAAACACCAGAGGGTTATCTAAAAGTCTGCGCAGTACTACAAAAGTATATCGATCAGGGTATATCAGTCAATACCAGTTATAACCCTGAGCACTTTGAAGATGGTAAAGTGCCTATGTCGCAGATGATAAAGGACATCGTAAGTTTTTACAAATACGGTGGTAAACAATTGTATTACAGCAACACTTTCGACGGTGCTGGCGAACTGAAAGAAGAAGCATTAACCGATCTCCCTCAAGGAGAATACGATGACGAAGATTGCGAAAGCTGTAAAATATAAAGGGAAAGATTAATGAGCGTGTTTCAAAAGAAAACAAAATCGCATATAGAGAGCAAGATGTTCTTTGACGAGAGCGTAGATATTGCTCGTTATGACACATTGAAGTATGCGCAACTAGATAAACTCACAGATAAGATGCTAGGGTTTTTCTGGCGACCAGAAGAAGTGGACGTATCAAAAGACAAGATAGACTTTTCAAAACTAACCGACCACGAAAAGCATATCTTTACTTCTAACCTTAAAAGACAAATCTTACTAGATTCTGTACAGGGTCGAGGTCCAGCAGAGACGTTAATGCCTGTTGCTTCTATCCCTGAGATTGAACCGCTAGTAATGACTTGGACGTTTATGGAAACTATCCATTCACGATCTTATACTCATATCATTCGTAACATCTATTCAGATCCTTCTAAGGTATTTGACGAGATGCTAGATATTAATGAGATTGCTGATTGTGCCGAAGGAATCTCCAAATACTATGACGACTTTATTGAGTATTCTCGATGGTATCAATTACTAGGAGAAGGGAAACACACAGTCAATCGTAAGAAAGTCAACATCAATATGTACGACCTCAAGAAGAAACTATGGATGGTACTAAACTCGATTAATGTACTTGAGGGTGTTCGCTTCTACGTTTCTTTTGCTTGTTCATGGGCATTTGCCGAATTAAAGAAGATGGAAGGCAATGCAAAGATTATTAAGTTTATTGCACGTGATGAGAATACGCACCTTGCTGCATCTCAATCGCTACTCAGGCTACTACCTAAAGACGACGCAGACTTTGTTAAGATTAAAAAAGAATGCGAAGAAGACGTAGTTGCTATGTTTGAAGAAGCAGTGAATCAAGAAAAGCAATGGGCAGAATACCTATTCAAAGATGGTTCTATGATAGGATTAAACTCTAACCTGTTAAATGATTATGTTGAATGGATTGCGGCAAAGAGAATGAAGTCTCTTGGCATTCACTCAAACTATCACGTTCCTCAAGCAAACCCACTTCCATGGACAGAAAAATGGATTGGGGGTGGTAACGTACAAGTTGCCCCGCAAGAAACTGAAATCAGCTCATATGTTGTTGGGGGTATTAAGCAAGACCTATCTAACGACACACTACAAGGATTATCCCTATAATGTTTACGATATATTCAAAAGATAACTGCGGAAACTGCGTCAGTGCTAAAAACCTTTTACAAACAAAGAACATTGCATTTGAAGAGGTAAAACTGAACCGAGATATTTCTCTTGAAGATTTTAGGGGTAAGTATCCTGACGTTAGATCTATGCCATTCATATTAGAAGATAAAGAAGTTGTTGGTGGATTAGAGCAGTTAAACCAACATGTAACAATGAAGGGAATGACCTTATGATCACTTGTGCCTGCTGTGATGCTGAGTATGAGGTAGAGCATAATGTGTTATTTGACGGATCCGAACTAGAGCCAAGATATTGCCCTTTCTGCGGTACGGATCATAAGAGGTTTGCCGAGTTAGACTTTGACACTCCAGAATATGACGATTCTTGGTAGGAATAAATACTCTAAAGAAACTAATTAGAGTATTGTTATGTGGTTATATGATGGTAAACCTTACGAGCCAGAAGAACTCGACCCTAAAGTAATATATGGGTTTGTCTACGAGATATTAGATCTTGATAACGGTAAGAAGTATATTGGTAAGAAGTTCTTCTGGAGAGCAAAAACTCTCCCTATTACTAAGACTCGTAAGAGGAAAAAGCGATTAAAAGTTGAATCAGATTGGAAAACCTATTATGGTTCTAGCGAGGTATTGAAGGAACAAGTATCTACTCGTGGTACTGATAGATTCGAAAGAACCATACTAGTATTATGTAAAACCAAAGCCGAATGCACTTACTACGAAGCGAAGTATCAATTCGAGCGTGATGTCTTACTCAGAGACGATTATTATAATGACTGGATATCCGCTAAAGTGCGCAGAGCACATTTAAGAGGACTACAATATGAAAGCACCAAGCAACAGCTATCTGAAATACGTAAAGAATAAGTATGAAGATCAAAAGTCAATAGTGGAACAATTAGAAGCCGATCGTGCTTCTGACCAAATAGTATCCCAAGCCAAGAAAGAGAAGTTAAGTCTTCGGGATCACCTTGAATATCTAGAGAAATATTTTTCAAAATAACCCTTTACTTTTATAATAAAGTGTAGTATAATAGGTACTATTAAACACGTGGAGACTGTTTGTAATGAAATATTATTTGATTGAACCCCAATTTAAGAAGTGTGTGACCGACTTGTCTACTTGGAAGAAAGAGTTCGAAGACGGCACTGTTTGCTGGTTAACAAAGGAAGAGTTGTATCGTAGCGGATCGTTTGTAGTTCGTTACCCCGAAACCGATGACGAAATCTTAGAAGAGTTACAGGATAGAGATATAGATTCTCTTGAAGACTTCTACGAGTTCTATGGTGAAGATGCCAAGTTAGAAGAACTTTGGTTGCCAGACCCCGAAGAAGAATGGTTTGAGATGGATGACTATCACGCAGATATGCTTGAAATGTGGGATGGTTGCTCTACTGATTGGAATCTACAGGTTGTGCGTGGGGATATGACCGAAGAAGAAAAGGAAAAACTTCTAGAAGAGATTGAAACCCTATACGCAGAAGAGTTCGATTGTGGTATAGAAAGCGATGGATGGGATCACAAAGGCTGTCATCAACAGATCCACTGTGCCCTTTCAATTAATGAATGTGATGAACATGGTGAGGTAGATTGGTCATGATTAATAAAATAATATTTGGTCGGATATTCAGTTTCGAACTGCGTAACGGTCTAGGTTTAGATATTGAATTTGTAGATAGTAAGTTGGTTTGGACATATAACCTGAATACCGAAACACATACCCCAATGCAGTTTGAGGGTACAGTTATCCTT